CCCGATCGACGACGAGATGAGCCAGTACGGGCCGCTCGAGCAGGTGCGTGGCGCCGCTCGTACCGCCGTGGAGCGCCTCCCGCTCACCGACGACAACGTCCGCAACGCCCTCTACAGCTCGCTGGAGCGGGCCGATGACATCACCGGCAAGCTTTCCCGCCACGTCATCGCCGCCAGCCGTCCGGCGTACCGGAGCGCCTGGTCGAAGCTGATCTCTGGTGCCGGCTGGTCGCTGACCGCCGAGGAGTCCCGTGCCGTCGAGCATGTGCGTGCGGCATCGCTCACCGACTCGGCAGGCGGGTACGCCGTGCCGACGATCTTGGACCCGACCCTGCTGGTGACCGGCGCTCACGACGGGCTCACCCCGAACGCGATCCGTGCGACCGCCCGCGTCGTGCAGACCACCGCCGACAACTACAACGTGAACAGCACCGCCGGCATCACCGCCGGCTGGGCGGCCGAGGCGACCGAGTCGTCGGACAACGCTCCGACCATCGCGCAGACCACGATCACCCCGATCCGTGCGCAGGCGTTCGTGCCGTTCAGCATCGAGATCAGCCAGGACTGGCCGGCGTTCGAGGCCGAGATGCGCAACCTGCTGATGATCGCCCGCGACGACCTCGAGCTGTCCGGCTTCACCACCGGCACCGGGTCCAACCAGCCGCTGGGCGTCGTGTACGACCTGTACACGAACTACAGCGGCCAGGTGCAGACCTCGGCGACGACCGACACCTTCGCCGTTGCCGACGTGTACGCCACCATCGCCAAGGTGGCGGCACGGTTCCGTGCCCGCGGTTCGTGGGTCGCCAACGAGCTCATCTTCGACAAGGTGCGCCAGTTCAACGCCAACGGCGGCGCCACCTTGTGGAGCCAGCTCGACGCCTCCCGTCCGGGCACCTTGCTCGGCCGTCCGGCCTACAGCAACCCGCAGGTGGACGGCGTGATCAACGCCACCAGCGACAACTACGTGCTGCTGTTCGGCGACATGGCCGCCGGCTACACGATCGTCGACCGGGTCGGCATGACCGTCGAGCTGGTCCCGCACCTGCTCGGCAGCAACCGTCGCCCGACCGGTCAGCGTGGCCTGTACGCCATGTGGCGCACCGGCGGCCGTGTCGTCGACTCGGGTGCGTTGGGTCTGCTCAACGTCACCTGATCGGTCCCCGACTCCTGGGCGGTGTCGGGTCGAGTTGGGCCGGGGTGTTGGCTGTTGGCACCCCGGCCCGACGCAACAGAGAGGCAAACAGGATGGGCATGTGGGTCGCCACGCGAAACATCGACACACCGTCCGGTACGGTGGCTGCCGGTCGGCTCGTCGCTGACGGCGACCCGATCCTCGACGGCGCACCCGACGGTGCGTTCGTGCGTGTGCAGGACGACGGCCAGGTGCTCGAGGAGGCCGTGGCCGACAAGCCTCGCCGGTCGATCCGGCGCAAGGCCTGACCGTGGGTTACGCCTCGCTCGCCGAGCTGCGATCACACCTGGCGATCGACGACACGGTCGACGACACGTCGCTGTCGTTCGCCCTGTCGGTTGCACAGCAGAAGGTCGACGACCATTGCGGGCGCACGTTCAGCGCTGCTGCGGTGGCGACCGTGCGCACGTTGCGTGCAGGCGGCTGGCAGCGGCTGATCCTCGACCCCGGCTGGGACATTCAGTCGACGTCGGGCCTGATCGTGAAGTCCGACGACAACGACGACGGCACGTACGAGACGACCTGGACGATCGGCACCGATTTCGAGCTCGGCGGGTCCGGTGTCGGCTACAACGGTGCGACCGGCTGGCCGTCGACCGAACTGATCGCAGTCGGCTCGAAGGTGTGGCCGGCGTTCTGCGCACGGCGTGCGGTGCAGATCACTGCGCTGTGGGGTTGGGCGGCGGTGCCCGCACCGGTCAAACAAGCGACGCTGATCATCGCCGCCGAGCAGTGGAAACTGAAGGATGCACCGTTCGGGGTCGCCGGGTTCGGCGAGTTCGGCCCGATCCGCGTGCGTGACAACCCGATGGCTGCGTCGCTGCTCGCCCGCTACCGCCATCCGGTCACGTCGGCGGTGGTGGCGTGAGACTCGCCGACATCCGTGAGGCTGTCGCCGAACGTGTCGCCACGGTGACCGGTGTGCGGGCTGTGGCGCACGCACCGGACCAGATCCCTGCGGGCGCTGCGTCGGTTGTGATCGTCACTCCCGGCTCGCCGTACGTCGACTACCACGAGGCGTTCGCCGGCGGGCTGGCGGTGGTGAATCTGACGCTGTCGCCGTGGGTGCAGCTCGGCGAGCCTCGAGCTGCAATGGCACGACTCGACGACCTGCTGTCATCGGGTGCCGGCGCATCGTCGTCGCTGATCGACGCACTGATGGGATCGGACCGCACGCTCGGTGGCGTGTGCGCCGACCTGGTCGTCGACGACGCATCCAACGTCCGGGGCGAGCAGTCGGTCGACGGTGCCCGCTATCTGAGCTGCGACCTGAGCCTGCGGGTTCTGGTCAGGAGGACCTAATGGCACATTTCGCACTGCTCGACGTCGACCTGTACGCCGGCACCTCGAGCACGGCGCTTGATCTGTCGTGCTTCGCGAACAGCATCAGCGTGACGACTGACGTGTCGATGGTGATGGCGACGACGTTCTGCTCGGGCGGTTGGGAGGAGCCGATCGCCGGGCTGCGCTCGACGACGTGGACGGCGTCGGGCCCGACCGACATGGCGACCGCCACCGCATCGCAGACATCTGCGGTCGACGAGGTGCTCGCTGTCGGCCTGGGCGGCGACTACGTGCTGGCTGCGGTCCCGATGGGCGGCACGGTCGGCAACGTCGCCTATTTCACGCGTGGCACGTTGAGCAGCCGCACAGTGCTCGACGGTGCGGTCGGCGACCTGGCGACGCACAGCGTGTCCTTCGCCGGCAACCAGCCGATGGTGCGTGGCGTGCTTGACACGGTGTCGACGATCACCAGCTCCGGCAACAGCACCGGCTCGCTGCTCGGTGCAGTGTCTGCCACGCAGCGGGTGTGGGCTGCGTGTCATTTCCTGACCGCCGGCGGCACCACGCCGTCGATCACCGTCAAGATCCAAAGCGACGACAACAGCGGGTTCACCTCGCCGACGGACCGCATCACGTTCAGCGCTCAGACCACCAAGGGCGCACAGTTCAGCTCGGCGACCGGTGCGATCACCGACACCTACTGGCGTGCCCTGTGGACCGTGTCCGGCACGTCGCCGTCGTTCCAGACCCGTGTAGTAATCGGCATTCAATAAGGAGTTCTAATGGCTGTATTTGCAATGACCGATTGCTACATCGGTTTCGGCACGTCGACGGCGACTGACCGCAGCACGCTGGTCAAGTCCGTCACCCTCACTGTCGACGCTGCGACGCTCGACACCACCGACTTCGGCGACGCCGGCTGGACGACCAACATCTCCGGCCTCAAGTCCGGCAGCCTGGCGCTGACGTTCAACCAGGACATGGCCGCTAGCGCGATCGACTCGATCATGTGGCCGCTGCTCGGCACGACCTGCGTGTTCGAGGTTCGTGCTACGAACAGCGCCGTCGGGGCGTCGAACCCCAAGTACACCGGGTCCTTTGTCGTCAACGGGTGGACCCCGCTCGACGGGTCGGTCGGCGATCTCGCTGCCGTCTCGGTCACGTTCCCGCTGTCGGGCGCAGTCACCCGCGCCACCAGCTGAGCCACGGCCGGTGGCGGCAGCAGGCAAGCCAACCAAGGGAACGCAGAACGCACGCGCTCGGTACATCAAGCTCGAAGGCACCAAAGAGCTGCGCAAGGCGTTGCGCCAGCTAGAGGACAAGACCGCCAAGAAGGCTTTGGGCCAAGAGCTGAAAGCCGAGTTTGCGGCAGCGACTGCGGCGGTTGTGCGCGACGGCAAGTCGGAGCTGGCGGCATCGGTCCGCACCAAGTCCGAGCGACGCACCGGCGCGCTCGGCAACTCGATCCGGGCGAAGGGTGCGCTTCGGGGCGGCACGGTGTTGGCCGGCGGCACCAAGCGGGTGCCGTACGCCGGGCCGATCCATTACGGTTGGCCGACCCGGCCGAACAAGGCGAAGGGCTGGCGTGGCGGGATCATCTGGCGTAACCCGTTCCTCGATCGGGCGCTGTACAAGAACGCCGACGAGGTCGTGCGGCTGATGCAGCGGGGTGTCGACCGGTTGCTCGACGAGGTGCGCAAGGTGGCAGCCGGTGGCTAGCACGATCAAGGTCGAGATCATCGGCGACGCCTCGTCGCTGGAGAAGGCGACGAAAGACGCCGAGAAGTCCGTCGGCAAGCTCGACGACGCCGTCGGCAAGGTCGACGACAAGGGCATCCGCAAGCTCGACGGGGCGATCGGGGACCTGGCCCGTGACCGTCTCGGCCCGCTCGGCGGGCTGGCCGAATCGGTCGGCATGGACCTGGGCGGCATGTCTGCGTCGACGCTCGCAGCGGGCGCTGCGGTCGCCGGGCTCGGTGCGTTCGTAGCGTCCGGCGTGCGCCAGCTCGGCACGATGACCGACGAGGTCCGCAAGTTCCGAGACTCGTCGGGCCTGTCGTGGGAAACGTCGTCGAGACTTGTCGCCACGATGGACGATCTCGGCGTGTCGGCCGAGACCGGCGCTGCGGCAATGGGCCGGCTCGCCAAGAACATCGACGCCGGCAAGCTCGAGGAGTTCGGCCTATCCGCCGTGTACGCCAAGGACGGCACGGTCGACATGGCGGCGACGCTCGGCAACGTCGCCGACGCCATGATCCGCACGCAGGACCCGACAAAGCGTGCAGCGATGGGCACCGCCCTGTTCGGCAAGAGCTGGGCCGACCTGATGCCATACCTCGAGCAGGGCGGCAAGGGCATCCGGGCGGCTATGGCCGACGTCGCCGACTACCAGATCGTGTCGGCAGAGACGGCACAGCAGCAGCGGGAACTTTCGCTGGCGACGGACGCACTGGCTGACGCATGGCACGGCTTGCAGACCGAGGCCGCCAAGAGCGTCGTGCCGGCTTTGACCGGCGCAGCGGAAGCCGGGTCGGTTGTGCTCGACGGGCTCAACAGCATCGGGTCATGGCTACAGCAGCATCCGACCATCGGCTCGCTCGTTAGTCCGTGGTTCGCCGTTTCCGCAGAGGCAAAGAAGTCGGCAGCTGGCGCTAAAGAGCTAACAGGTGACATGGCCGAGGCGGTAGACACCGCAGGCGTGTCCGCCGAGCAGGCCGCCGCCAAGGTCAAAGAGCTGGCCGACCGGGAACGCGAAGCCGCACGGGACGCAGCGGCTGCGACCAAGGCGACGGATGCGTACCGCAAGGCTGTCGACGAGATGGCTATGGCGGC